CTCTCCACCCTTGAAGATAACTGAAAGGTCTTAATATGGTTTATCCATTGTGTAGAGGTTGCGACGAGCCCGATTACTGTATAAACAGCACAAGCTGTAAGTACAGCGGATTGGACTTCGTTCGCACGGCGCAAACCGCGGTGTCCCTGAGAGGGGACATAGCGGCGAACGACGACTGGTGGTTACAGGACTTCAATGTTCAAAGTGAACCTAAAGGTCGAGAGTATCGGCGAAAGCTGATGCTCCAGATCGAAAAGCTCGCTAGGGACAATGCTGATTTGTTTCCACCTGACTTCTTCACAGACCAATAGTGTCTTCTTGTGGTGAAGAGAGATTTTCGGTGCCCTCACGGGCCGGCAGCATGAGATGCTGACTTACTTCTAGGTAGTTTAAAGCACCTCCTAGTAAGTGCCCTCCCTTAGGGGGAGTTTCGGTTGGGGGCTTAATGCACCCTCAATTGGAATTCACTCTATGCCCAAGCCGTCATATCAGCAGACCACCGGACCTTGGAATCGTACCAACTATAATGGCTACTCGCCGACGACGTATGAATCCGGGACATCTATCGCAACGAGCCAGCGGGCTCTTTGTCCAGTCAGCTCTAATCGAGTTGGCTGGCGAAACCTGCCTTATCCTGCGAGAAGTGCGCCCTTAAATTATTCGACGTCGGTACAGCAGTCAGAAAGTGGTACATTCGTGTCCGATGACTACCGGATATGGATAGACGGGAGCGGTATTACGAGTGGGATCAAGACAACAGGAGTAAATTCCCAAGTCTTGCTATCACGAGATGATATCGATTCCCAACTTATCAACGAAGCCGTATACAAGGCGAAAGCCAAGTTGTTCGACAAGTTGAAAGGCGAGGGAGCGAATCTTGCCAACACCCTTGGGGAACGAAAGCAAGTGGCCAATACAGTTACGAGTTTACTCAAAACTGTTGCGTACACTGCTCGCGACCTGAGAAGAGGCAATATTTCATCCGCTATCCGGCGGATGGGTGGTGACCCTGATACCGCAAGAGCCCTTCGTAAGAAGGACATTGCGAATCAATGGCTGAGTCTGCAGTATGGGTGGAAACCCTTGCTGTCGGACGTGTATGACCTTATCCAAGGTCTTCACCACCGTGAGATGGTTGGCGTAACTGTGCTTAAGGCAGGGGCATCGTCAATGCTTGTGAGGAAGAGTACCCACTCTAACTTTCAGCATCCGATTGCACCCTACCCAGCTACAGGAATTCGCTCTTCAAGAGCGACGGCGAAATACATGATTCGGGTTCGCCCTAATCTGTCTATTGCCGAGCCAGCCGCTTTAGGATTCACAAACCCGTTAACGGTTTTGTGGGAAGTCACCCCGTGGTCGTTCGTGGTCGATTGGGCTTTGCCCATCGGCCGTTACCTTGAGCAGCTATCCGCTACTCACGGTTGGTATTTTTACGACGGCTGCATCACCACTACGTTTAACGTAGGGGAAGCGGGGGGATACTCTTGGTCTTCGGTCCAGACGTACCCAGGTTACTATATCGAGATAAAGCGTTTGTCGTCATCTGGGGGGGCTGGGAAATGGTTTGAGATGTCGAGAGTCGCCATAAGCGATTTTCCCATCCCTGACATTCCTCAGTTTAAGAACCCCTTCAGTGCTGCACACGCCCTAAACGGTATAGCCCTGCTAAGTCAGGCTTTTGGCCGGGGGAAAGTTTACCGGTGAAAACCCGGGAGGCTATCTCATGATAGCGCTATAAAACCGAGGTGCATGTCGCACGATCGGTAACCAAGCTCGTAATGAGCTAAGGAGAACCATGGCAGCTTTTGCCAACATGGTGATCGCGGATGCCCTAGGCAGCCCGGTCAATCACACTTTCGTGCCAGTTCAAAACGCTAACGGCATTTACCTGTGGCAAGATCAATCGGCAGCCAGCAATCCGCTGGGTGTTCCGGTTGGTTTTAACACGATCAGTGCCCAAGGCGCGATGTCGAAAGACGTCAACGCTGGTAGAGGAAAGTTCGCGCTCGATTTTCGGTATGTAATGCCGACTCTCGAGACTGTGTCGAACTCGACTCAGTCCGGTATTCTTCCGGCGGCAACTTGGGCGTATGACTGTGCAATGTTCGTCAAGTTCGTCTTCGCGGCTCGCAGTTCTCTGCAAAACCGTAAGGACGTACTCAAGATGGGACCTCTTGCACTGGCTAACACCCAACTGTCGGACTGGGTACAAACGTACCAGCAACCGAGTTAAGTTTATCAATCAAGGGTTTAAAGACCCAGAAAGGCTCGTATGTCTAAGGCTACGGTTAATTTCCCCACGCGCGCATGTATCTTTAACGTTACATGCGCAGATTGGGGCGTCTCACCTGTCTCAGGGCGGCCCATGGTCCGATTCTACAATCTCACCTACCGGTGGGAGCAGTTGGATCGGAATTCTGGACGTCCTAACAGTAAGTTCGACGCTCCAACACCCCTTGCGCTCTCGGAGAACTGGTCGACTTGTCTCAAAACTTTGAAAGAAGTCTTGGGTCCGGTCACTTCGTCCTTCGGAACGTTGCGGGATGCGTGGGAGCCTTTGTTTCTGGTCGGAAGCGACGAACATAGTGTTCGGATGAGAAGAGAGATTAATACCTTTCTCCTCGCCTGGCATAATGGTCGTCGCAACCGTATGAACTTAGATGCTCTGACCACAATGGTGACCACTCAGTGGCCATCGTTGCAGGTAGGCTCGAAGTTTTCCAGAAACGATTGATATGGAGGGCAATTTACAACTGTCCTCTCCACGTACTCTCTCTCAGAAAGAGGCGTGGGACACAACACTATCGGTGTGTAACGCACTGTTGGAAGAGATAAATACGCCTAGAAGTCTCGCCGTTCATATCCTTATCAGGTATGAACAGTGGGATGAGGTAGCCGAAGGGTTACCTCTCGACGCTTTGTGGTACAATGATCCAGAAAGTTTCTTTCTGGATTACCAAGCTACAAAGCTGTTGACTAAGGCGGATTTTCTCCCCACCACCTTCGATAGGAAGGCGATAGCGCTCGGGAGGTTCGAGAGCGCGGAGACTCTCTGTTCCGAAACTAATCGCAGGTGGCGTTCCTGGAGGAATGGTGGCTCGATAACCATCGAGCCAGACGTTGATCGTGTCGTTTCGACTACGAGACGTTTGATCCATTCCATCTTAGGACGCTTCCCGAGCGACAAGCTTCTAGAACATTGTAGATGGGGACCGGGTGCTACAACTAGCATCAGCAACCCCCGTACCTCTGTGTACGAAAAATACCTTGAACCCATAACGGGTTCAGGCCTCTGTCTAACTCTGTTTGCTCCGTTATTGGAGCAGGCGACACTCTGGCACTCCTTCCAAAAGGGTGTCTATTGTGTGAGTGACGGCAATAAGGTCGTTATGGTACCAAAGAACGCAAAAACCGAAAGGTCTATTGCTGTCGAGCCTTCTGTCGATACGTACTTCCAGCTAGGAATCGGTCGCCTCATGAGATACGGACTTCGACGCTTTGGCGTTGACTTAAGTTCTCAGGAAGTAAATCGAGACCTAGCTCGCTATGGCTCCCTCACGGGAAAAGTAGCGACGGTTGACTTATCGATGGCATCGGACACGGCCTCAAAGGTCGTGATCGAGTCCTTGTTTCCAGCCGATTGGCTGTTAGCAATGAAGTGCTGTCGGAGTTCCCATTGGCGAATGGGAAGTGCATCAGGGGTATATAGCAAATTTTCCAGCATGGGAAATGGCTATACATTCGAGATGGAGACAGTCCTGTTCTTGGCGACGGCTTTGGCCGTCGCTGAGGAACTGGGCCTCCCGAAGTGGGAAGTCACTGCATTCGGCGACGATCTAACGATCGGTGTCGAAGGTTTTGACTTACTCACCCGTGCACTAGCTTTCCTAGGGTTCAAAACGAATGGGGACAAGTCCTTCGGGACAGGTCCTTTCCGTGAGAGCTGTGGGAAAGACTACTTTCTTGGTACCAACGTGAGACCTTACTTTGTACGGTCTCTACTTCGTGACGTCCGTGACCTCAAGAAATTCCATAATGGGATTCTCAAAGGGTTGCGTCCATTTCGCAAAACGGCGGGCAAAGCCCTTCGTCTAGCGGATCCGCAGTTCCGTTTATTCGGGCCTGCGAGTCTGGGCGATACGGTCTTCTATTCGAGTGCTCCGAGGGGCTGGTGGAAACCAGCTTCTCAAAAGTATCCGATGTTTGAAGGCTATATCGTGCGTCATTGGGTCTTCAAGCCAGAGCGGGACAAGGTCAAATTCCTTGAACCTGCTCTGCTGGCTTCTCTTTATTCCAAAGAGGAGTCGCCCACTCTGGGCATGTCGACCTTACGCAAACGAGGTACCTGGGCAACCAGGACAGTCCTAATTCCCTCCTGGGAGTAAGGGCACGACCCTAGCCCCGTAAGGGGCTGGGTCATTTTCCGCATATGCGGTGGAGGGGTTATCCCTTAAATGGTGTGTTG